TCGTCATCGGCGGCAGCCCTTGTCAGGATTTATCTGTGGCGGGCAAGCGGGCGGGACTGGCAGGAGAACGGTCTGGTCTGTTCATGGAGCAGATCCGGCTTATAAAGGAAATGAGGCTTGCGGATGAGCAAAGAGGCAACAGCGGGGGGGGGTGTCCGCCCCCGCTTCATGGTCTGGGAAAACGTACCGGGAGCTTTCAGCTCCAACAGAGGCGCAGACTTTGGCGCAGTTTTACAAGAAACGATCAGGGTCATCGAGCCGGAAGCCCCCGATGTGCCTGTGCCTGACGGTGGATGGCCAATGGCAGGATGCCTGTTTGGGGCAAACGGCGGCTGGTCTATCGCGTGGCGGGTACTTGATGCGCAGTTTTGGGGAGTCCCCCAGCGCCGCCGTCGTATCTCGCTTGTCGCAGATTTTGGAGGCGAACGCGCCCCAGAAGTATTATTTGAGCGCGAAGGCCTGTCTTGGGATTATCCGGCGCGCAGAACGCCGAGGGAAAGAACTGCCGCCGATGCTGCGGGAAGCGCTGACGGCGCAGAGCAAAGCGGTGTCCGATGCTTGAACCCGTGGGATTCTCAGACGATTCGGCAATACGCTGTCGATGGCGTTTCTCCGTGTCTGTCGAGCAATGCGACGGGAGGACAGAATCGCGCTGGAATATGCGCACCCGTTGCTTACGCACAGCAGAGCTTTGGCAATTACAATCCATCTGATGTCGCGGGGACACAGCTCGGCAGGCAAGCAAAGGACGCAACAGACCTCGTATGCTACCCCGAAACGGCGCGGTCACTGCTTGCACGGCATGATGGGAGTCCATGCCTTGACCGGGACCCGAACGTCGTGTTTCAGCCCTCCCCGATTGCGTTTTCCAATCGCGGTCACACAGGCGGCGAAACGGCCGAAACCCTGCGTGCAGAGTCACATGGTGCGCTCCCCATGGTTTGTGCTGCGGGTTTCAAGGGTGGTCAGTCAGAAAAGGCGCGGTCTATTGGCTTTGTGGAAGAGCAAGCTCCTACCCTCAGCGCAAATGGAAGTCATCTTGACCCAACCGTGTTCTGCATTCAAGGTAACTGTATCGACCGTGCTGATACTGCCGGGTGCAACGGCAAGGGCTGGAAAGCAGAACAGAGCTATACACTGAATACCGTTGACCGCCCCGCTGTGGTTTATGACGCGAGAGGTAACGGGACAGGCAAGATAGCGCCTACACAGACAGGAGATCATCAGAGCCGCGTTACGGACTATACAGCTCTGGTTGTGTCCGATGTTGCGGCGGTGGACTGCCGCAACGGTACAGAAAGCACCGATGTCAACGGGACGTTGCAGGCCAAAAGTAATGGCGGACAAAGCCTGAATTTGAACAACACCTTGCGGTGCGGTTACTGTGTGCGGCGTATGACACCACTTGAGTGTGAACGTCTGCAAGGCTTCCCTGACGGCTGGACAGACCTCGGTGAATGGATGGACAGCAAAGGAAAGCGCCACAAAGAGAGCACGGACAGCGAGCGCTATAAGGCGCTCGGCAACAGCATCGCCCTCCCGCCGTGGCTATATGTGCTGCAACGCTTAACGGTCTGCTGCGGGACGGAGCGCACAATGGCAAGCCTGTTTGACGGGATAGGCGGCTTTCCGCTGCTGTGGGAGTCGCTGAACGGGTCAGGTTCATGCGTGTGGGCAAGCGAAATCGAGGAGTTTCCGATGGCCGTTACAAAGCGGCATTTCCCCGAAAAAGAATAGGAGATGCGCAAATGTTTCCGCAAGGAAAATACAAAACGATTTACATAGACCCGCCGTGGCCAGAGCACGGCGGCGGGAAGATTAAACGCGGGGCTGACCGGCATTACGCTCTGATGTCCATAAAGGAAATCAAGGCCTTGCCTATCGCTTCACTCGCGGATCCAGAGGGCTGTCACTTGTATATGTGGACGACGAACAACTACCTGCCTGACGCGCTGGAGTGCGTAAGGGCATGGGGCTTTCAGTATGTTACGCTGATTACTTGGTGCAAAGACAGCATGGGCTTGGGGCAGTATTTTCGCGGTATGACAGAGCACTGTATCTTTGCAACCACACAAAAAAAACTACCCTACAAGCTGGAGGAAGGAAAGCGTATGCAGGGCGTAACGGGTTTTGTTGAGCCAAAACGCGAACACAGCCGCAAGCCCGAAACCATGCGTAAAATGATTGAGCGCGTCTCTTATGCCCCACGCATTGAGCTATTTGCCCGTGAAGCGGCTCCCGGCTGGAAAGTGTGGGGCGACGAAGCGCCGGAAGGAAAGGAGGTCACACTTTGAAAATACCGTCCTCTGTGCGGATTAACGGCATTGATTATCCCATAGAGCATGTGAAGTCACTGAACGACGGGACGAGCATCGCGCATGGGTACGCTGATTTTGTTCACAATCGCATACAGTTAAACCCTGATACGCAGGGGTATGAGCACATGTGCGTCACGCTTTGGCATGAAATTCTGCACGTTTTAATCAATAACGCACAGATTGAATTGCCGGATGAAGAGCAGCTTGTGCGGGCGCTGTCTGGCGGCATCTATCAGGTGCTTCAAGATAACGGCCGCCGTCTGTTTGATATTGTGCCGGTTGAGGAATCGGCAAAAGAAGAAAAGGGTGGAGGAGAAAAGCATGACTCGTGAAGAAGTGTTACAAGCCGCCGCAAAGTGCGTGAACGGTGACAGACAGGAAGACTATGGTTCTCCCGAAAACAACTTTGGCATGGTTGCGGTATTTTGGAACGCCTATCTTCAATCGTATATGTGCCCGAATAGTATCGGTATCGACTCGAAGGACGTTGCGGCAATGCTGGGATTGCTGAAAATCGCCCGCATTGCAACGGGACACGGAAAGGCTGATAACTGGGTTGACCTCGCAGGGTACGCGGCCTGTGGCGGCGAGCTTGAGCGGCTTGATCCGGTAGAAAAAGCTACACGAAGCGACGGAGGTAAGCAGGCATGATTCTGGGAGACTCCGAAATTAAGCGGATGATGGCGGAGGGTGTTTTCCCGGCATATCCTAAACTGCTCATTAACCCGGCGAGCCTGAATGTGCGCATCGGTGCTTCCTTTTTAGTTCCTCGGCGCAAGTGGTTCGGCAACGTGGCTCTGGGCGACGAGGTGAAGTACAAGAAAATCGTTTTGCAGAAAGGTGAGGCGTTCAGGCTGCGCCCCGGTCAGTTTGCTCTCGCCACAACGATAGAGTTCATCAACCTGCCGCTGCATCTTGCGGCGTTTGTGCAGGGACGTTCTTCTATTGGCCGCGCAGGACTGACGGTGCAGAACGCGGGTTTTATCGACCCCGGCTTTCACGGGCACATCACGCTGGAGCTCAAAAACGAAACGAAAAACACGATTTTGATACGCCCCGGTTATCCTGTGGCGCAGATTGTGTTCGAGCAAGCGCAAGGCGTCGAGCGTCCGTACACTGGCAAGTATTGCGGCCAGACAGAAGCAACTGGAAGCCGAATGCACCTTGATAAAATTCCTCGCTGAGAGTTTGGTGACCCGCCGTACTGTCTTGCGGCGGGTCTTTTATCCGAGAAATAGTCAAAAATATTTTGCTGAACATATTGACAAGCAAAGTATTTTTGCTATAATAAACTCATCAGCTAAAAATATTTAGCTATTGTAGACGGTCATAAGCCGTCATCAATTCAAGCACGATCCCGATGAGCAGGAGGCGCAGAACCATGAGTAACGACGTAGGAAAGCCCCTTCTTCCTGAAATGCGAATGCGGCAGGGTGAGATGGACGGACTCTTCGCCATGTTTGCCGCATTACAGGAGTTTGACGGGGTAAAAACCGATATGCGGGACAGGCTCAAAGCCATCCCTAACGGATACCGCGATTTGCGGCTGGCGGAGGCTACGCTGACGCGGCTGTTAGCGCGTATCGTAGAGACCATTCCGGCAGAGAAGAAACGCGCCATCCGCCGTATGCTGCCGAGCATGAAGTACAAGGTGTACTACAATGCCCCCGTCAGTCACATGGGCGAAGATGCAACGGCCATCAACGCGCATGATTTGACCCTGTTGTGCCAGCTCGTGCAAGGCTTCTACTGCTTCCTCTGCGAGGAGGATTGCAATCACTGCAAGTACGGTATTGCCAAAGTTTTTGACCGCGTTTTCAAAGTAGACCGTGAAAAGAGCTGGGCGGACTTCTGCTTCGATAAAGGAGGAGAAGATCACAAATGACCTACTTCGTCTGGAGTCTGAATCGTTTTGTGCGCGGGCTGATTAAGGTTCTGCTTATCTACCCGCTCATGCTGCTAACTCTGTTACCTTCCATCCTGTACAACGGTCTGTGTGTTTTGTCACAGCGGTTGGACTGCTGGTGGTGGAAATAAATAACTGGAGGAAAGACTATGGACATCGTACTCGCCTTTTTCTTCTTCGTCCTTGGTATTGCGACGGACGCGGTACACAATCGCATTCGCCGTGACAGTGAGAGCAGGGCGTATAGCTCCGGCTATCGTCAAGCGCAGAAGGAAGAAAGCATCCGAATCACTGCCCGAACGACCACCGATACCGAGAGCCCCGCATACACGGTTGCGCGTAGGCAACCAGTTCCGATTCCGGTTCCCGTGCCCCCGCCTGACACTGAACCCGCGAAAGAGGGCAACGTCATTTCTACGGATTTTTGGAACAATTTGCAGACGAACGGACGCGCTGCTGTCCACATTCGCCGATAAGGAGGAGAAATCATGGAAGGTTACATCTGCATCAATGGCAACAAAACGCTTCTGACCCCGGAGCAAATCAAGGAACTGGGCTTCTGCGAGAAGCCCGTGCCCGTTCAGGGCTTGGCTCTTGTGCGTGATTCCCTGCGGGACGGCACTTTTCTTGAGCGCTTCAAGCTCTGCGACGTGGTTGAGGATTTCGGCTATCACTTCGAGATCATCGGCTATCGCCACGACCGGGCGGAGGAAGATAAAAGGCGCCCTACTGTTACCGTTATGACCAAAGAGTTGCTGCCTGCGCATCGTATGCACAGCGGCGCGTGTCCTAACGGCTGGGTGGACACGGAGCTTCGGCACTGGCTGAACCATGATGTGCTTGAATCCCTGCCCGACGCGCTGCGAGAGCTGATTCAGCCTACCGTTCGCGAGAGCGTGGATTGCAAGGGACGCAAGCATACCAGTACCGATATGCTGTTCCTTCCGACCGAAAGTGAGTTGTTCGGTTCTGCGATTTATTCCCCCGCCGAGTGCGGAGTGCGCTATCCGGCTTTCTCCACTTCTGAATCCCGTGTGCGGGTTGATGAGGATGGGGACACAAGATGGTATTGGACTTCTTCTGCTTATAGCGGCAACGCCACCCTCTTCGTGGGTGTCAGCGACAGCGGCTACTCGCACGGCGCCGGCGCGTCCGCCGCGTTTCGCGCCCCCATCTGCTTCCAAATTTCCTGACATCGGAGTAATCCCGCCGCCCCTTGCGGGCGGCGGGATAAACGTCCGAAAATGATAGAAGCATGTGGAGGTTATTGTCATGGAGCGGCATGTTTACTGTAAGCACATCAAGAATAAAACCCTTAGAGGGTATATGGTGCGTGGTGTACCGTTTTTGTGTCTGTATGACGCAGAGTCCCAATGCACCCGCATAGAGGTGGAACCCGACAAGTCGATCCTCTTGTACGAGCCTGCTCAAGCGCGGCAGGCCGCCGCCATCAGCGAGAAGGAAGTGTTGTATCTGTGTTCTCGTTTGGACGAGATGCTGGAAAAAGCGCGCGCCGGACTGTCCAGTCTCGCCGCTGAACGTGACCGCATCGAGAAAACAGATCCACCGAGCATCATGCGCGACGCGACGTTGAAGGTGCTGGAAGAGAGGATACGGCGGCAAATCGGATACTGTAACGGACTGTCAGACGTATGGCAGTTGCTGCATCAGCGCGCTTATGAGTTGTGGGAGCTGACGCGGTTAAAGGAGGAGCGCACATGATTGAAAGCAAGGTATACAAGTGTGAAGTGTGCGGCACGACGTATGCGGACAAGGACATGTGCCGAGAGTGCGAAGCATTTCATCTGCGGCTACCAGCAGGCGCAGAGCGCATCATCACTGACGCAAAATATCTGGCGAAAAACAACGCGCATAATCCCCATCCTCAGCGATTGATGATTCAGTTTGCGGATGGACACAAAGCGCTGTATGAGTACCGCTGTCCTCTCGGCAAGGTGAGGTAAAAGGGGCTACACGGCCCGTTTCAATCGACACAAAGCAAAGGTGAAGTAAATGAAACTAATCCGTTGTCAGAAGTGCGGAACCGTAGTTATCAGTGAGGAGACATTTCTCCAAAACATCATGGATGCAATGGAGGACACCTGCCGCAAGGCACGGCGCGCGAAATACCATTCTGAGAAAAATGCGCTTTTGCAGGAAGCGGCTGAATATCGCTCCATGTACAAAGCGTTTATGCACCACCTA